TGAACCCACCATTCTTCATGTACTTCTTCTTGTAGGTAGGTGTGTTGGTAGACTTGAATGTAAACTCAAGTAGGTTAATCATAGAACCCCCTACACTATCACTACCACCATAACCACCCTGTTGGTTAGAGTTGTTGTGGTAACTAGACCAGCTTCCAGAGCTCTCTGATATCTCTTTTAACTCCTCGTCTGTAAACTTACCTTTAGATATCCTCTTTAGCTCGTTCATAGTCACACGTCTAACCTCTCCGTAGTAGTGTACATCCTTAAAGTTTCTGTGTGTAGGGTAGGCGTAAACTAAATTCGCTGGGTCTACATACTCCACTTCAATACCCTTGGTAGGGTCTGTACTATGCTTTATAGCACCTAAGCCTATAGAAACTACATCTTCGACAACCTTACTCTGCGTCTCGTCATAGTCGTTTAACTCTAAGGTATACTTGATAGCCTCCTCAGTGGCAATCTCTATAGCAGGCTTGTACTTCAAGCTCATGTGCAGGTCTATCTCATCCTGATTCTGTGGCATATCTTCAGCACCCTCTGGGGCTAGGTCTACCCCTATCTTATCTTTAAGTATTTTCATAAACTCCTTCCCCGCCACAAAGTCCTCTAAGGACTCCTTATAACTCTCCTTTAAGTCAGTGGAGAATTTATCAGTTGCCTCTGCCTTCACATCAAATAACCTCTCAGTCATCTGGTTAACGATAAGCTTAACAAACTTAGGGACTATCTGTAAGGCCCTCCAGTCATAGTTAGTGTAGGATGAATCATCCCCACCATTCAGTAAGTCCTTGTATATCTTGGTATCTTGCTCACCCCTAGCGTATAGCCTAAGGGTATGATACTGATCCCTCTTACTATAGAAGGAAGACTCACTACCACCAGACCTTAAGAACCACTCGGACTCTATAGCCTTAGCCATACCTAAACCAAACTCCTCACCATTCTTAACTTCATCAGGGGCTAAGTGATCTGGGAAAGACCTTGGTTCAACCACTTTTTTCTTATTATCGTTATGCATACACTCTCTTTTATTCCTTATATTAATGATTTACTAAGCGACCCTCTGTTGTCGTACTTTCTTATCAAAGGTACTAAATATTTGCTCTTGTCCTTCTTCTTAACCACCTTCTTGTATTTCTCAGATTGGCAAGCCATTATAGCGAGCCCACTGGATATCGTGGCATCATACTCCGTCCTCTTGTCTGGGTCAAAGGTTAACCAATCCCTTAAAGTTTCCTCGAATGGCATCTCCCCCATCTCACCAACAGTCCTTAACTTCTCATCCTCATTACTGTAGACCCCTACGTACTTCTCAACCCATGCACCAATACTATTCATGTGGGAGTCTAACATATCCTTACCAGCCATCATCTGACCTCCGTACTCTACCTCGTGAGGGTTTAACTTATGCTTAGGCCTGTCTAACCTATCAAGGGCAAATCCCCTGTAACCCCTGTTCCTCATGTGCCTAAGTAAATCTACCCTGTTACTCTCAATCAATGCTGGAGAGCCGTAGTACCTCATAACCTTAATCATATCCTCGAAGAAGATAGTCTCATCAGCGGGTCTTGATAGATACTCAAACACAAACTTATTAGCAGGTGCTCCACCCTCTGTAAACCTTAAGGTCAGGCCATGTGCCCCACCCTTAGAACCTTTACCGTGGGTACTCTTTAAAGAGAATGGGTCAATCCCAATCCTAACGCACTCCTTGTTTAGTGGGTAGAACTTTCCATTAACCTCCTTAACCCTGTTAGCTAAAGTCTCTGTACCATCAACTACAGAAGGTAACCAAGATACCTTGAACCTCCCTTTGTTGGTAGGGTAGAAGACCACATCTTCATCCCTGACACCATCCTTCCAATCAAAGTTACCAATGGTGTACTTTGACTCCTGAGGTATAGAGTCGTTAAACTCCATCTGCTCGTATATCTTCTCCATGTTAAATACGCACTCCTTAGAGTCATCCCGCATCATGTGGTCTAGAGACCTAGGGTATGTCCTAATCTGCTCATTGTATGCTGTATCACTCTGCTTCCTCTTCTGTTCCTCAATAGCTATAAGGTACTCCTCAGAGCCCCTCCCTATTAAATCTCCGAATACGTTGTATGTCTTCTTCTTAGGCTTCACTGTGTGGCATTTACCATACTTATCAGTGAACTCCTCCATGTTCTTGTGTGCTGGTAGGAAGTGAAAGTACAGCCCCGTAGCTGTCTTATTTGTTGCCTCATCCCTCTCCCTTACATCAGAACCCTTAATTAACTCCACACCCTGAGCACCACCCTTAGAGTGTATACCCATAGTAGAACCAGCCAGCATCTTACCAACAACCCTACCGTTAGGCATCATCGTAGGTGACACCATCGACAGGTGTACAATCACGTTGTTAGGACTCTCTATCTTGAATATCTCATCTAAGATATATGTATCTAACTTGATTGAATCGTAGGAACCATTCTTAGTGTTCCTCCAGTCCATACTAGTATTTAAGTAATCTGATATATCAATCTGCTTACTCTTCTTTCTTTCCTTACTGTTATCAAATGGTTGACCAAAGTATAACTCGTGGGGGGAATCTAACTTACCCCTAACAATAGGTCGTAACCAGAAAGGTAGGTTCAGGAACATGTAAGAGATCTTTGCAAAGGCCTCTCCACCATCCGTACCAGACTTACTCATCAAACCATGCTTCCCATTACCCTTCAAGGTAGCCCTGTTAAGGGTTATTGATACCACAGAGTAAGTGAAACCTGTACGCCTACTCTTACCAAACAGCATGCCTAAAGACCTAGGGTCAACCAAGCAAGCCTCAGCAAAGTAGAATAAATCCCTCTGTGCCTCTCTGTAGTTCATAAATCCACCATCATCCAGCATCTTACAGTACTGTAGTGCGAAGTAATGGTTACCTGTTAAGTACGTAGGTATCCCACTGTTTAGGAACCAAACCCCCTCTACCCTACGCTTAAACTCTTGGATTATGAAGTTCCTATGCTCCTCAACGTTGGATGTAGTAATAGTTGGTATCTCAACCCTCCTCCAGAATTGCTCCTCCTTAGGTAGGTCGTAGTATAGCATAGCAGACTTCCTAGGCTTCTTTGGTAAGATTATACCTAGCCCATCTATCACTACCCTCTCACCCTCTGTGGAGTTAGCATCTAGAACTACGTCCCCAATATCGTTTAATTTCTTCTTGTAGTATTGCTTCTTAATCAAAGCCCCCTTAGCGTATAGCTCTGGGAATCCTAATGTAAACTCCCTCTCCTTGAAGGTAAGGTCACCCGTCTCCAGCTTATCCCTTAACTCAGTTAGGTTGTTATCGATATCAAATATAGACTCTAGTATAACAGGTTTAGAAGCTAAAGCAGCTGCGTGCTTGTGTGCCTCTATCTGACTAAAATCTATGTCCTTCTTTAATGCCTTACGTAGTAGGTCTATAGAACCCTCCCCAGCATCTATAATATCAGTTATGTAACCCCTGATCTTCTTATCAGAGGGCTTGTTTGGTGAATCTAACCACCTATCTATAATCTTCTTAGCACCTGATAAAGCCTCAATCTTAGACCTAGCTAAGGACTTCATCTTCTCGGGGTCTATCGCATCTAGGTCAGCGTCTTGAATAAAGTTGTACTTCAACCCCTCTATTAAGATTTTTATAGATGACTCTATCTCTGTGTACAGTCCCCTCATTCTAACACTGCTAATATGTCCTTAGAGCACATCTTATATAAAAGAGACCCTTCGATATTAAACTCAAACTCACTGTCCTTAGAGAAGGTAATAACATCCCCTTGGTTTACACCCTGCTCCTGTAGTGTTGGGTTACCATAAACTAATTTACCAGTGTTCCTCTTGTAACCCTTGTGGTTGTCCCTTATATCAAAGTTTAATGCGTCTTGCACCTCCTTAATAGGCTCAACGAAACAGTAAGGGGCTAACGCCTCCCATGAATCAGACCTCTTGTACATGAACACCTCTGTAAGGGGTACAAAGTACTTGCTACCCTCTAAAAAGAAGTCACTCTTAATCTTCTGAGATTGTGGTGTGTACTTCTCCCTAAATATGTTGTGGTGGACCAATACCTTATCACCCTCCTTTAGTACCGTAAAGTCAGGGGCTGCTAACACTGTAGCTACCCTGTTAATGCTAGACACGTTCTCTATAGAATCACTGACTATTAAGCCATCCTCTATGTTACTGTACACCTCATCAATCTCGACTATTATGTAGTTAACTGTAACCATACTAACTGAAGTCTATGTTATTCTCTATGACAACTGGTAAACCATCTATTGTCTTCCACAGCACCTTACCCTCCGCATTACTTATGTATATGTTGTACACACTCCTACCTAAAGAGAGCAT